GGAAAGTCTTCTTTAACTTGCACATTGTCTGCGCCACCCAAGTATGCTTTAAAATCTAATAATCTACCACTCATGTCGTCTCCTAAGGGAACTTACTATATCACTAAGGCAATATAGTCGTTTTATAATTTAATTGTATTTATCAGTTTATTCTGAATCTGGTAGCACTAAGCCGCTTTCTGAGGCATATTCATCAATATCTATGAGTTCACCAAACCATAAAAACTTTCTTTCTGCAGGACCTATGTAAACACCGTCTGCATCATATAATCTCAATATTGTTTCATCTGGACATATCTTCATATCTTCTCCTTAACTTGGCTTTGTTGGCCACACAATACCAACGTTTGTGGTTAAACTGCTGTAATCAAAGTCTCTGAGTGCTTGTCTATATGTTGCCCATTCTGCCTTTTTACTATCACTAAGTGGTGAGTCAGCACCTTGTGTCCAATCACACTCTGTGAGTTTACTGTTTCTGGTTTTTCTTGCATACTCACTGGCAGTTTCTACGCCTTTATTGTTTGACTTTACTACACTAAATGGTGTAGTAGACAAGTCTAACTCCTGTGTTAAATGACTAGTAACTGGCTTATTTAAATCACTTTCTAAAACATAAGCCATGTTTTTGCCAACATTCACAGCACACAATCTATCTGCTTTACCTTGTGTAACAGTTTTTACCCAGTATATATCACCATCAGTGCTGTTATAAAAAACATATCTATTCATTAGAAGAAGCCTCCTATGTCTAAGTAACTGTCTGATTTACTAATACGTTTGTCTGCGTTAGTGACATCAAATCCTCTGAATACACCATTAGCGGCATCTTCTGTTAGGTTAGTGTTTGCATAATTAAAAACTGTCATGGTGTTAGCAATATAAGCCTTGGTGGCACTTGCTGGTGGTCTACTATCTGCTACAGCGGCTATGTTACCTCTTGCTTGACTGATTTCATATTTGAAATTATCTGTTAAACTTGGTATAACACTATCAGTTGTTGACACAACCCCACTTCCACCTACTACTTCAAATACATCTGCATTACCACTAGCAGTATATGTGCCATCCGCGGCTATGTCCATTTCTTTGTAAAATATTTGTCTACCAGGTTGGAATCCAATTCTACTACCTGCATTGAATTGTCCATATGGCACAATGGCGTTGATTGCACTATACTCACCTTCATCAATACCACCTAAATCAATGATATCAAGTGGTGCTATAATACTGTTTGCTGTGCCTAAGTCAACATTAGCAGTATCACTGTTTTGAACACTACTACTTGCATTACTGTTGATGTTTGCAACATCTTCTTCTACCTGCAGTCCTGCTTGAACACTACCTAACTTACCTCTGTCAATTTGACCTTTAGGTGATAATGTTATGTTAGGTGCTGTTGCTATTTTACTACTTGCACCCATAACGTTTATCATGCTTAAATCTAAGTTAGCAGTGATGTCTGGTAATAGAGGTCCTACACTAAAACTTTGATCTTGTAATGGCATAACTGGTTGTGGTATAGTAACATTGATTGTTTCACCTGGAACAAATGATGTGTTACCTGCTGGAGGCATAATTGGAACCACAGTAGGAGGTATAATGTTTGCTACATTTGAACCTGTGCTCGATCCTGTTGGATTTAAGTTTGCTATCAAATGACTGATGCCTGGAATATCTGGTATTGTGATTGGCACGTTGATACTTGGTATAACACCACCACCTGCACCAATACCTACACCACCTATACCTATAAGTGTGTTACCAATTGGTTGACTGCCCACAATGTTGCCGTCTGGTGGATTCACTATGTTTGCTACATTACTTAGTGGATCATCAATAATTGTGATGTTGCCATTGATAATGTTTGCAATGTTTGATTAATCTACGTTGCCCCAAATGCCTGTCCACCATCCTGGTATGCCTGTTGGTAAAGTAGCACTATCTGATGTTATAACATTGTGTGTATAAACACTATCATCATATTCTAACAATATCAGTTTAACAGCCAACATTGCATCACCGTTTTCTATTTCAGTTACTCGCATAACTCTAAACAGTTTTTCACTGTAACCATATAATGAGTTTGTTAGTTTAACAATATCACCTACATCAATTTGTATTGCACTATAGTCTGCAGTGCAACTAACAACGGTGCTTAGTCTTCCTTGACGTAAGTCAATGTTTGCCAAGTTGTGAACTCTTGGGGCATCATTTACTAAATTAAATCTTGCTTGTAGTGGATTGTCTGGTTCATTTGTGTTTCTATCACCACTAGGTGTATCAATGAACACCGTTTTTGTTTGGTCTTTTTGTTCATAACTTGGATACTCTGCTTCTATGCTGTTAAACATAGAATACAATTCTGTTGAAGTTATTTCTAGTGGACTAATAATGTTATCATCATTCAAAACAAAAGCCGCATTCTTTTCTGCTGTTGTGGCTTCTCTGTTAGGCACCACTTTAAACTTACCTAATTTACTATCATATGTAAAGAATGTGCTACAACTTTTACACATTTCATTTATGTTTTGTTTTACTGAAACGTATGTGCTTAACATACCATCTATTTGATATCTACTGTGATATGCTGACACATTAGCATTTGTTGTGTATTCTACATTACCTGTGCTACCGTTTATGTTTGCATGATCATATAAATTGTTAAATGAAGGCAAGTCTAAATCACCACTGCTTAGTCCTGCTCCATATCTGGTGTTTTGTAGGTAGTCTAGTAGAACATTACTAGGTTCATTCAATGTATTTTGTATTTTAAACGTGATTGCACCCAATCCAGTAAGTCCATTCTCTGGATCATAGTCAATACTCACAACTGCATACACCAAGTCTTCATAGTTTGTTGATGCTGTTATGGTTGGTAATAATGTTTGTGCCGCAACTTTGTTTGCAGTAGGGAATATCTGGTTCACACTACTTTGAGCGTTACCGGCAAACACATTTATTCTTATTTTACCATTTATGTTGTTACTGGTTGTGCTGTTTGGATCAATTTGTCCACTGACTGTGTTAGTTGTGCCACTGAATGTGAGTTCAGCATCATCTCTAAACACTTTGTTTACTATATATGAGCCTGAGTCTGTCTTTTCACCAATAACCATAACGTATGCCATGGTGTTATTTTGGTTTGATATACCTGCATCTACAATTATACCACCACTATAGTTGTTACCATAGAATACTGGTATTCTGTTATCTGTGCTTGGTGGTAATTGAATCTTAACACCTGGATCTTTGCTATCCTGCTGTTTAGGTGGTTCGAATACACCCAATACTTTTGCTGTTCCTAAGGCTAATCCAGCACCGATAATACTTGTGGCAATAGTAGCCGCTATACCGGTAATACCGATTGCACCTACGATTGCTGTTGCTATTGCTGTAAATACTGCCATCTACACACCCTCATATACATAATTTGTTTCGACTGGTTTCCAGCCACGTTTTTCTAAATCAAAATCAGGTGAAATCTCCATATTTGTGAGTGTAAAGCCTGATATTGCTTGTTGTTCTACTAATTTCTTGCCTACTTCCACATACTTCTTGAGCAATCTATATCCTAAACTGCTCATTCTGTGTTCTGGTTCTACCCACCATGCTATTTCTTTCATGGTTTTAACATGTGGTAGCCAAGCATCCTGTTGGATTTGTGCTATCAACATGCCTACTATTTGTTCATTCTTTTCGCCTACCAATATACAACCATTCTTGAGAAAACTATCTAGTAATCTTCTCACATAATGATCACTGTATTGTGGATCTTTAAACGGTGCATAAGGCGAACTGTTTGCAAAGTTTATCATCATGTCCATTACAGCATCATAGTCTTTGAATGTTGCATGTCTAATCATGATTTATCTTCTCAATTGGTTACGGCTACCACCGCCACCACGGCCTCCACCGCCTCCTCCTCCGCCATAGCCTCCGCTACCGCCTGAGTATTCTTTACCAAAGTCAAAACTCACTCTGTGTAAGTCTGGCACTCTGTCAAATGTGCCATCTCCTGGAAAGAACTTTTCTCTGTCAGTTGGGTTACTTCTTTGGCCTGCAACCTTTTGATCTAACACCGTGTTTATACTTGCACAACTAACAGTCACAGTATTTGTGTTCTTGCCTTCTAGTATAGCAGTATCTTCGCTGACAGCAAAGTTTGTGATTACACCTCTGTAACGTTGAAAAACGTTACCACTATCTAAACTATAATCTTCATTAAAGAATGCTCTTCTTATAATAACTTCACCACCTTTTATCTTTGTGGTTAAAA